GTAAGACAAAGTGGCTTGGAGATTGCGAATATATCCTTGATAATAAAGAAATTAAAGACGCTGTTGAAAAACGTCTTGAATTGGCAAAACAAGGAATTCGCGCTCCACACCTCTGGGTCGATACTTTGAAAATGGAACGACGTACTATTGAGAAAGTCGAGGCCGGGAAGACAAGAGTTTTCTCTGTTGGTCAAATGGATTATGCTTTGTTATGTCGTATGTACTTTCTTTGTTTCAATTCACATGTCATGCATAATCGTGTTGATAATGAAGTTGCTGTTGGAATCAATCCATATTCTTACGAATGGACTTATCTCGCCAATCACTTGCAATGTAAAGGACCTAAAGTCATTGCAGGTGATTTCAAAAATTATGATGGAACTCTTAATCCTTTAATTATGCATGCTTGTCTTGATTTGATTAATGAGTGGTATGACGATGGACCTGAAAATGCACGAATTCGTAAAGTATTGTTTGAAGAGGTGGTCTCATCTATACATATCAAAGGCGATATTGTGTATATGTGGACACATGGACAACCTTCAGGCAATATTCTCACGACAATTCTCAATTCTATGTATAATTCTATTTCAATGCGTGTTGTGTACTATAAAATTTTTGGTAATGTCTTCGATTTTAAGAAACATGTTTCAATGATTTCATATGGTGATGACAATGCTGTCAACATATCAGATGAGATTATTGAGCAGTTTAATCAGGAGACAATTTCAAAGATGTATCTCACGATTGGAATGGAATATACTGATGAAATGAAGAGCAATACGATGGTGCCATTTAGATCAATTCATGATATTGCTTTTCTTAAAAGATCTTTTCGTTTAGTCAATTGCCAGTATGTTGCACCGTTGTGTTTGGACACTATTCTTGAAATGATTTATTGGGTACGTGGCAATTTAGATCATGATGAAATGTGTGTTGTGAATGTTGAAAAAGCTTTTGAAGAATTGTCTTTACATCCTGTTCAAATATTTAATCTGTGGACTAAACGTATATTCTCTGCTTGTCGTTATAAAAACCTTCATCCTACACTTCATACTTATAAGAACTATGCTGCTATGTTTACTCTTGCTAGCCAAAATACTGGCTATATAATCAATGATGAATAATACAACTAATAATGATCTGCATGGAGATGTACCCCAAAACTCAACGATGAATCCTGTTACTAACCTTCTCGAGTCTGCTGACCCTGTAGCTAAGAATACTGCGGTTGAGGTTGTGCAGTTTGTTGATGATGCTGCTA